AGGCAGTTTATATCCTGTTATTTATAGAGAACCTGTTGATTTATCATATGACCAATACTACACCATAGAAGGAATGATTGATTTTATCAATAATACGATTTCAGTCGCTCGAGATAATGTAGAAAAAGCTGTATTAACTTCTGAAACATTTCCGAGTTTTGATGATGTATATGTCGGTTTTAGAGCCGCTTATTCACAAGATATACCTAATATGATTGCAAAAGATGTTTTTATAACCTGGGAATAAAGGTGGATAAATAACGGGGGAATAAATCATGAAATGCGAATTATCAAGCGAATTAAAAGAAGTAGTAAATGACGATAAAACATAAGAGATTAAAGAAGTATTAAAGAAATATAAACAAGTTATTAATAAAGATAAAGATAAAGAAGATAATGAACAATAAGTATATATAGTATATGGTGATTATAATGGTGATTGCTAAATTAGTATAAATTAGAGTTGATGATAAAGTAATGGTATTTCAGTTTTTTGAAAAGGGAGAAGTAATTGGTAGTAGAGGATACATCTTAACAGATGATGAATTAAAAGCGGTAATGTCTTTATCATCTGCAGATTTGGTAAAAGCAAAAACAGATGGAGTAAAAATTCCTAATAAATTAAGTAAAAGAGCAAATATAATAACTAAATTATCTTATAATGCATATGAAAAATATTTAGAGGCAAAACAGAAAGTTGAACGAAGAAAAGAACATGTAATTGAATTATAAATTATTTTTTATTTTTTAGAATAATTAAACAATTAATGTGATTAACTGAAAAAATTAGTATAAGATTTTTATGGCATGAAACTATAAAATGATGATATGTCATTATAATATAAATACTTTTATATATTTATATCTATTATATTACGATTATTAAAGGTGATAATATGTTTTTATATACTACAAGAGAGGCACTAGCTAAATTAGTTAATGCATCAGTTCAATTAGTTAATGCACTTGCAGAAAAAACTGAGATTACTGCTGTATCTGGAGCAACAATTTTACCTGGTTCAACTTTAAGTAGAAAGATTGATATTCCGGTCTATAAGAATAGTATGGCAGTTGAAGTAAACGTTACTTATGATGAATCTGCTACAGCTGGTGGAAATTTGGATATATATTATTCAGTAGATGGTATAAACTATGATACTAAAACAGATCAGGGAGTAATTTTACCATTTACAGCAGGCAGTACTGAGCAACAAACATTTATATTCCCAGCTGCTACAAATCATGCTGAAATAAGGATAGTTAATAATGATGCGACATATGATTTGACAGTTAATAGTGTGAAAGTAGTATTTTTAAATAAGTAATAGTAGGGTGATTAATTTATGAAAATACCATTTTTTGATAAAAGGAGTAAGGAAGATAATGTAACTCAGGAAAATAGGGATATTGTTGGATATTTAAAGGCATTAATTGGTTTAAGTGAGGTAAATAAATCTGTTACTACTGATTTGCCTGATAGGCCAACTGATTTAGGATATAGTCAAATGTATAGTGTTGGGACTGCAACAAATAAATTTACTGTACCATATGGATTTCAATTTACTGAATCTTTAGTTTATAATTCTGATGTTCTAAGAACTGTAATTAGATCTGTTGTATGGGAAACTTTTAGAAATGGTAGTGTTATAGATAATAAATTTCTTTTTAAATGTAAAAGATGTGGAGCTGAGTATTCAGAACCAATAGATAGATGTGAAGTATGTAAAACTGATGATTTTAGAAGGCCATTTAAGATGCAAAAAATAAGACTAGAAAAATGGATAAAAAAGGCAAATTTAAATGAGCAGACATTTATTGATGTAATGGAAGACATAGATTGGAATTTAAATATCTTTGATAATGCTTATGTAATAGTAAGAAAGGAATATTTTTTTAATAATGAAAAAAGAATAATTGGTATTAAGCCAATTGAAATCTTAAGTGGTGATGTTAAGAGAATTAGTTTATTAATGAATACTGATGGAAGATTAGGATTTGATGATGAAAATAATATGCTCTTTATATGTCCAGATCATAGATATAAATTAGTAAGAATTCCAATTAGTAAAATAAGCGATGATAAAGTTATAGAATGTCCAATTTGTGGAAAAGAGTGTATTCATGCTATTGCAGAATATGGCGTAGCTAATGGAGTGGTAGCTGGAACTACTAATAGAGCTGAAGAAAGATATTATCTCGGTAAAGGAGAAATATTACATGTTAAAAAATTCAGTCCTGGTGTAGGTTATGGTTATCCTATGCCATTATCAATAGCTACAAAAGTAATGTTGTTAATGAAAATGGATCACTATGCACTTGCAAGTTATAGTATGGGAAGACCACCAAAAGGATTATTAGTCTTGAAAGCAAATAGAGAAAGTGTTGCAAAAGCATGGCAGATGTTAGAAGAAATGAGTAAAAGAAATCCTTGGATGATAGCTCCATTGACAATTGAAGGATTTGATAAATATGGTTCTGGTAAAATAGCAGAATGGATTGATTTAAGTTTAAAGATTGATGAACCAGGTTTAATACAATATAGAGATGAATTAAGAAGAACTATTGGAGCTTGTTATGGTGTAATGCCGCTGTTTCATGGTGATATGTCTGTTGGTGGTGGTTTAAATAATGAAGGATTGCAAATAACAGTTACAAATAGAGCAGTTGAACAAGAACAGAAAATATTTAACGAACAAATATTTCCTTGGATATGTAAGCAATTAAATATAAGTGATTTTATAGTACAATTAAAACCACATGAAGAAAAAGATATGGCTGCACAGTTACAAAGAGAACAAATGAGATTACAAATAGCACAACAATTAATGCAAATGGGATATAATGTTAATATAAAAGAAGGTAATGATGGAATTGAATTTATGTTAGATGATAAAGATATTAATAGTGAATTTATTAATATATTAACATTATGGGCAAAGAAAATAGTAGATACAGATATTAGCAATGTAGATAGAAAAGAATTATTAGAAATAATAGGAAAGGTATTACAGAATCCAACGGAAGCAAAAATGGCTTTGGAATCTAAACCTGAAGATGAAGTTGTTGGTGAATCTACTCAAGAATTAGGAGTAGAAGAAGAATTAGAAAATGATAATGAAGAAGATTTAGCCTCCGAAATACTTGATATGATAGATACTGTATTTGGAGGTGATGAACAAAAATTTGAAAATGAACCAGAAGGAGCTGGAAAGAAAGTTCATGGTAAAAATAAAGATGTATCTGGTATGCCAGAATTAGATTTAGATTAATATTACTAAATTTTAATAATATTAATTTTTAAATAATTAATCTGGAGGGGTTAATATGGATAAAAAAGAGAGAGAAATATTGGAAAAGTTATATAAGTCATTATTAAAATTAATAAAATCTAAAAAAGATAAAATACCTATAATGAATGGAATTAATGTAGATACTGATGATGAAGATACATATATAATTTATAATTTTGGAAGTAAATCTAATTATAAATTGTTGAAAAAATTGTTTGATTTAGCAAAAAAATTAGATAAGAGATATGAGTTGTTTGATGAAGGAATACGTTTTACTTTATGAAATTAGATAGGTGGTTAATATGATTAAGTGGCGATATATTAAACCAGAAGAAGAAGACAAATATAGGAAAATGGGCATTCCTGTTAAGATAGGTCCAAGAGGTGGTAGAAGAATACCAGTTAATGAAAAAAATAAACCTATTATGGTTGATGATAATGATGTACAGAAAGATGTTAAGATGAGGTTAATTGATATTTATCACTCATTAGAATCTATAAATGAAAGTGATGATTTATCTGATATTATGGAAAGTTTTAATGATTTTGAAAATAATATATTAGTGCTTTTTGATTCAGATAGACTTACATTTAAACAAGTAGTTAATTTTATTGATAAGGTTGAAAAGAATGTAAAGGAGAAATTATTTTGGTTAGATTCTGATGAATTTGATGATATAAAAGTTGGCATGAGAACGTTTTCTACATTGAATTTAGATGATGAAACTAAAGAAAGGATTAATAAATATTTAGATATATTAAGTGATGATGAAAAACTTAACAATTTCTTTAATGAATATTCTGGTAGATATAATGATTTAATACGAGATGTTTTGGAAGATGCTGGTATAAAAGTGGAAATAGAAGATGATAATTTTGAAATTTTTGATAAATTAGAAAATCTTGATGAAAGAACAAAAAAGCAATTACTTAATGCTTTGGTGACATATGATTTAGTTGTTAATGAATACAAGAGAGATTTAGAATTTAAGATAAGTTCAGAGATTGTATTTCAAGGAAATGGATATTATATGCTGACCGGATATAATAGTAGTAAGATAGAGATTCAAAATAATGGTATGACTGGTTATACATTCATTCATTGTATGGAACATGAACTAATGCACTATATTAATAAAGTAATAGCAGATAAGGTATATGAAATAAAGAGATATGATGATAGTTTTGAAGCAGATATGATTTTAATGTTGGAAAAAATGATGGTTAGTTATTTCAATAAACTTTATGATAAATATACTTATAGTTGTAGTTGTTATGCAATGAAAAATTCCGAAGAATTTATTTGTGAATTATTTCCATTGACAATATCTGGAACTGGTAGTAAAACTTTTAAGAAAATTGTACGAGAGAATTTTAAAGATTTTAAAAGTTTAAATAAATTAATCAAAAAATATATGAAGTATGGTAGTTTGTTGGTAAATGAGTAGTTAATGAATCATAATATTTAGATAAGATATTAATATTTAAATATTAAAATATATAATTATATAAATAAAGCTGGTGGTTGATATGCCATATTGGATGTATATTGGAAATAATCAGGATAATGCTGAAAAATATTTACACAGGGGCTATCAGGTAGCGAGAACAAGAACTGGAACATATAAAGTATGGATGCCTGGTGCTCGTAAAAAGCGAAGGACTAAATATAAAAAATCAGATAAAGATATACTTAGAGATAAATTACGTCTTTATTTAGATAAAAATTTAAATAAAAATAATGAGTTATTTTTATTAATAAGTAAGTTACTTAAATCCAAAGAATTATTTGAAGCATTATCTTTTTATTTTCAAATAAAAAGATTATTATTAAAATTCTATAAAGAAAAAAAGTTGAATTGTGATGTAAAATTAAAAATAGGTATATTAGTAAAGAAGTATATAGAAGATAGATTTAGTATATCTCCATTAGATTTGCTAATATATAAATTAAAAGTCAAGTCTCAGGTGTTATTATGTCCATAGATAAGATAATAGATATTAGTATTATTAATACAGATGATAGATTAATAGGTGGTTGGGCGAATGTTGAAGTAGTTGATAAACAGGGTGAATTTATACCGGTCGAAGAATTAGTAAAGGCTATGATAGCTTATATGAGTAGAGGTGGAGTAATACATTATGGTCATGAGAATAAACCTATTGGAAAGGTATTGTATTGGGATGTTAGAAAATATGATGATTCAAAATCTGGAGTATATATTATATCTCAAATAAATAGAGGATATAAAATTGATGATATTGTTTGGGATATGATTAAGAAAGGTGAGTTGAAAGGATTTAGTATTGCTGGATTTGGAAAAATAGAAAAACAACTCATAGAAAATCAAGAAGTTAGAGTATTGAAAGATATTGAGTTAAATGAAATTAGTATTGTTGATAAACCTGCAAATCCACTATCAGTTATTAAAGAATTTAATAGATTTGCAAAAGGTATAAAGACTATAGATGTTCCAGAATTAATGGCAAGAATAGTTAAATTGGTTGGTGATAAACTTGAAAAAGATGATCTTGAACAGATCATGCAAATAATTACTGAATATAATAATGGCGGAAATAATAATAATATAGTTGAAGAGCAAGTGGACAATGGAATACAAGTAATTGAAGCTGAAGCAATTAAACAACAAGATACTGAAGAAGATCAGTATAGTAAAGTCGATGAATTGAATGAAGATGATGAAGACAAAGATGAAGACAAAGATGAAGATGATGAATTGGAAGAAAGAATTGAAGAGGAAACTGGTAGAGAAGAATTTGAAGCTGAATGTGGCAGTGTAGAGGAAAGAGATAAAGATGATGGTATGGTAGACTCAGAAACTACTGATTATAAAAATCCCGTTTATGGTAAGAAAAAGAGAAAAATCATTATAAAGAATATAAAAGATATAAAAAAGAAAATTAATGTATGTTATAGTAAAATTTCTAATACAATTAAGAAAATTGATAGTTTAAAAAATAAATAGTTATATTGAATTTTTTAATAAGACAGAAATATTTAAATACTATGATCTATATTAATTTATTTAGATATAAAAATATTCGCCATTAGGCTAACTTGGCCTACTAAATAATTATATTAAATGATATATAGGTGGTATTAAATGGCAAAGAAAATTAGAAAAAAAGATGATGAAATAAAACCTGAAGAAGAGGTTGTTACTGAAGCACCTAAAGAAGAGGTTGTTACTGAAGCACCTAAAGAAGAGGTTGAAGAGCCTGCTCCAGAACCTGAAGAAAATGATGTTAGTGATGTAATTGAAGAATTGCAAGATTTAGTTGCAGATATAGCTGATGTTGTAGATAGATTAGTTGATGTTGTTGGTGGAGTAAAAGATAACATGGGCGACTTACGTGAAGAAATGAAATCAATTAGTAAAAAAATAGATGGAATTACAAAACAAGAGGAAGTCGAAGATGAAGAAGAAGTGGAAAAGAAAGAGGAAGTTGAAAAATCAGTAGATAGTTCAAAAACACCAACAATTCCAGTAAGTAAAGGTATGGATGCGGAAGTATCTAAATCTAATGATATACTTGAAAAGTTAGCGGATCCAGATGAGAAAGTATCACTTGCTGATATTTTAAAAGTAACTAAATAATTTAATAATTAATGTATTATTTAAAAATTAACTAAAATTATAATATTAATTTTGAGGTGAAATAAATGTTTTTATGGCAAAGAATTGACTGGCCTGAAGTTTTATCATTCTACAAGGGAACCGGACAACATCCATTTATGGGATATGAAGAAATAGCTAAGAGTAGTGGAATGGTCACTTCTGATATGATTCCTGATTATAGAAATCCTGTTTATGGTTTAGCAATATGGAGACAATTAAACTTAGAATCTAATGTATTTGGTGCATTACCTAAATTAAATTGGCCAATGTCAGGATGGAGAGCTCAAACATCATTTGCAACTGATGCAGAACATACAGCACTTGGTGAAAGTAATCCAATTCCAGAATCAGTATTCCCATCATTAAAAGCTATTAAAGCAAATCCAAGATTGAGTGCATTAGTATTCGAAATATCTGAAGTAATGCAAGCATTATATGAAACAAGTAATGATGATATTGTAGCTGGAATGGAAGTATTGAAGAACAATCTCGGACAAGAATTTAATAAAATGATCAACAGACAAATGGCAAAAAGAATTGTTGGTCAAGATGATACTGAAATGGTATCTCCAGAAGATGCAATTTATACAAGAACTTATAATGCTACTGATTTTACAGTAAATCAAAAGGTAATGATTGAATCATTAGATAGAATAGTATCTAGTTTTTCAGAAGTTGATACGTTTACTACAACTAAAACAAATAATGCTGTTATTAACGTATATAATTTACAGAGAGTAGATCCGGAAACTGGAGCACAAGGAGCTGATGCATGGTCTGATGCTGTTGTTAAACATGCTGCTGCACCAGGTGATGGTGTTGAGTTAAGTGATGGTTTGCTCAGGGAAACTATTGCTGAAGCTGAGAAGAGAGGAGCCAATCCAAATGTTATGATAACTGGGTATGATACTTATGCAAAAATATTGGGATTATATATTAACTTTGCAAGATATGATGTATTAAATAAAAATGTACAAGTTAAATTTGGAATGAATGGAATTGAAACTGCTGAAGGAATAAATGCTGGTATTTCAATATCAAGTATATATGGTATTCCAATGATTAAAGCAGTTGACATACCAGGTGAAACAGACACAAGTAAGTATTTACAAAGAATATATCTTTTAGATACAACTGATCCTGAGAATTTAGGAGATTCAAGATTAGGTATTTCAGTTTTAAGGCCAACTGAATACTTCGAAACAAGAGATTTTGCATTATTGGAGAGATTTGCATTGAGAGGAATGTACAGAATTGCAGCTGAAGTAACAGCTAAATTCTTACCAGGACAGGCAAAGATTAGAGATATTTTAGCATAAACTAATTAATTTTTTATAATTTTATGGTGGTTATATGAAGTATGGATATCCAAGTTTAATAGGATTGGAGAATAAGAAGAAAACGATTTCAATTCCAGATATAACAGCAGCTACAACAATAGAATTAGAAGTAGTTTTACCTGAAAACTATTTGGTAATAGGAACGCCAAATGTTACAACTGATAATGCTTCATTAAAAGTAAAAATAATAAATGGTGGATTTAATAAGTTTACAGTTGAAATTACTAATACAGATGATACTCTTACAGTATCTGGAGCAAATTTAATAGTTGATGTAATTGGAATTAATGGTGTATAAGCTAAATTGTGGTGAAGATGGATGATAGAGATCGACTTGAAATGAATCAAAGAATTACAAAATTAGAAACAGATTTTCTTTATTTTAATGAAAAGATTGATGAAATACAAAATGATATTAAAGACATAAAAAATAAAATTGAGAATTTTGTTACTAAGACAAATCAAATTGAGAAAAGTATGGCAAAATATAATGGATATACCAATGTTTATGCCACAAAACAAGAGTTTTATTCATTGAAATCTGATTTAAAAAGTATGAAGATAAAGTTGAATGAAGAGAAAAATTTAATAACAAAATATAATGGAATTTTATCTATTTTATTAGCCATAATAGTGATTATAACAAATATAAAATCAATTATATAATGACACTTTTTTATTTTTAACATTTTTCAAAAAATTTATATACTATGATTGGTATATAATAATATATTATTTTATGGTGATTATAATGGTTAATTTATATGTTACGCCTAATGAAGTAAGATCATATCTTGGAATAGATAGTAGTGAATATAGTGATACTAGAATTCAAATGTTAATTGAAATGAAAATGGATATGATAGACAAGGTTACCAGGACTACTTGGAATGGAAATAGAAGAATTGCAAAAGAGTATCATGATTTAACAACTCAATGGTTTAGGGGAGGTATGTTATTTGGAAATGGTATTCCTGTATATTTATCTTATACAAATGTAACTAAATTTAATAAAATTCAACTTCAAATGTTGAGTAGTACATATAGTATAGAGACTCGGCCGGAAGGTAGAAATTATGGTCAATGGTGGGCAGATTATTTCATGGGAATATTATATATAGTAAATTTTATATTTTATCAAGGTGGTAAAGAATTATATGTAGAATATTTATATGGTAGAGATGACCTTCCAGGTGCAATAAAAGAATGGACATTATTATTGGTGGTCAAAGATTTAATCTTAAATGAAAGATTTACATGGAATCTTGAAGCTGGAACTAATAGTACAGTAAATTATTCTGATTATATTAAACATATAGATGAAAGAATAAATGAAATAGAAAAAGAGTATCGGCCAATATTACCTGCTTATGTTGCAAGTAGAGTTGAAAGTTATTACATTTAACAAAAATACATAAAAATGTATAATTTTAAAGCTTTTAGACTAAAAGAGTTAATATTTTTAACGCATTTAATTGATTTTTAAAAAACTATAGGATATGACTTATTAAGGTTGTATTGTTTAAAAGTAGAAGTGGTGAAAGTTGATGATAATTATAGACAAATCTGAGATTAGTGCATTTGAAAATTCAATAAATAAATTGAAAGGGAAAAGACAAAGTCTTGCAACTGATAATCTTAAGGAAATTAAGAAGATTGCAACTGAAATAGATGATGTTGGTGTGGATTATATAGTATATGGTGAAAAAAGTGGATATG